TTCTTGGCTGTCCATAACAGGTTTACATTTGCATCTGTACAAGTGTGGATACCAAGTTTGTGAAAATCCTTCTGCTGAACGATTAACATCTTCAATTACATAAAAACGTTTTAGTGATACTTGAAAGTCATTAAGTGCATGATCGTCTTTTAAGTGTGGCAACTCTAATACATCGCCTGGCATAATCTTACGTCCTAATGCTTCAACACTCGAGTTAATATGAAATGTAATAAAAACTGTGTCGTTTTGTAAAAACATACCAAATTGGCTTAGGTCAAAGTCTAAATCCTGTACGTTATAAATTCCTCTCAAAGAATATACATCTTCTGAGTAACGTCTATCTCTATTTTCTAAGAATAACAAATCCTGTATTTTAGTTTCAGGCATTGATTCTTCTTCAGCACTTCTTGTATAGGGTGTAGTCGGCGTTGCTTCGTCAACACCAGGATCTTCTGGTCCTAAATACTTGTGAACAAATATGTCTGTTCCGCCTACCTGAAATGCTTCGTTGACGTTTTTGTCAATGAATCTATAATCTGCGGATTTTTCTGGTTTATATAAACTAAGTCTCGGCATAACACTATTTATTGTATTCTCAACGATTGAATAAATAATATTATGAGCACAGAACTAGATAACAAGAAACAATCGATTTTTAACTATTGTCGCACACTACTAGGCGACGGTATGATTGACGTTGAACTTGATCCAAAGCATTATGAAACTGCACTGGAAAAAGCCTTAGGCAAATATCGTCAACGTGCTGAGAATTCAGTAGAAGAATCATATGCTGTACTAGAACTTCAGGAAGATACTAACGATTATATCCTACCAAACGAAGTGATGTCTGTACGTGAAGTATTTCGTAGAAGCATTGGTTCTAGAACAGGTGGTGGCGACGGTGGCACACTGTTTGAACCCTTCAATTTAGCATACACAAATACATACTTACTCAGTTCGACACAAATGGGCGGTTTATCAACCTATTATGCTTTTGCAGGATATCAAGAGTTAGTTGGTAAAATGTTTGGTTCTTTTATTCAGTTTAAATTCGATCCAGTTAGTAAGAAACTTACAATTATGCAACGTCCACGCAGTGATGAGCAAATTTTAATGCAGATCTATAACCAACGTCCAGATCTTAATTTGTTATCTGATCCTTATGCAGGACAGTGGCTAAAAGACTACACACTTGCAGTATCCAAATATATGTTAGGTGAAGCACGAAGCAAGTTTGCTACTATTTCAACACCACAAGGTGGCACATCACTAAATGGCGATGCTCTCAAAGCAGACGCTACAGCCGAAATGGAAAAACTAGAACAAGATCTAGCAAATTATGTAGATGGTTCTACTCCATTATCGTTTGTAATTGGCTAATTTTTAGTTGACAATCCAAAAAGAATAGTTTATAATACACAGTATATTATAAGGAGTTTATCTGTGTTACCTAAACTATTAGTTGTGGGCCATGGTCGACATGGCAAAGATACCGTTTGTGAATTACTAGAAAAATACGGCTATACATTTGAGTCTAGTTCAAAGTTTTGTTCAAAATTGTTTATCTACAACGATCTAAAAGAAAAATACGGATATGCTAACGAAGAAGAGTGTTACGCAGATCGACACAATCATCGAGAACTATGGTACAATATGATTCATGACTATTGTCGAGATGATTTGGCACGCCTTGGACGCAACTTGTTTGCAGAAAATCAAATATACTGTGGACTGCGTAATAAACGTGAATTCTTTGCTATGAAAAACGAAGAAATCTTTGACTATGCTATTTGGGTAGATCGTTGCGATCACTTGCCTAAGGAAGATCCCAGTTCAATGAGTATCGAGCAATGGATGTGTGATTACACTATCGACAACAATGGCGACCTTGATAGACTAAAATTAAATGTTGACACACTTATTCGTACCATCTTTAGAAATCAGGGGTTAAGTCACCTTGTTTCCAGAGTACCCCGACTTTTTGCAGAATCCTCTGACAGTTAGCACACACAGTTTTTAAGTTATTGTGTCTACAATTACGTAGGTTACCGTCTACGTGATACACTGCAAACTGTTCAGGATGTTTACTTGTAAATCCACATTTATCACACTTGTCTTTTTGTCGATAACCTAGTTGATGCCACATAGGTGTACTAGGTGTTCTACCTCTTGCACACTGTTCGCATTTACTTCTATAATAAGTCTTACGACCTTTCTTATAGTTTATAGCACACGGTCTTTGATTGCATGATTTACATAAAGGTCTACTCATAACTGTATTTACCCGCCCTTTACCATACCTTTTTCGCCGTGTATTACACCTTATTTTTCGGTGATGTGGCTAAATATGTTTAAGAGAACTAATGTTCGAATTAGAACTTAATTAAAGGAGTTAAGAAGATGGCACTATCATCACCAGGAGTTGACGTCAGCGTAATTGACGAAAGTTTTTACACACCTGCCGCTGGTGCAACTGTTCCGCTAATTGTAGTGGCAACAGCACAGAGCAAACCAAACGGTTCAGGTACAGGCACTGCACAAGGCACATTGGCCGCTAATGCAGGCAAAGTTTATTTAATGACAAGTCAGAGAGAACTTACTGATACATTCGGTAATCCAACATTCTACACTGACACATCAAACAATCCATTACATGGTAACGAATTAAACGAATACGGTTTACAAACTGCTTATTCATATTTAGGTGTTGCTAATAGAGCATACGTTGTTCGTGCTGATGCAGACTTAGGACAACTAAGTGGTTCAGCAAGTGCGCCAGCAGGTAATGCGGCAGATGGCACATATTGGTTTGACACAGACGATACAAATTATGGTGTATTTGAATGGGATTCAAGCACACAAAAGTTTGCCAACAAGGTACCAACAGTTGTTAACTCCTCAACTCAATTAGATGGTGTCTCAGGTGCAACTTATACAGGTATTAAAACTTCTGTAGGTTCTAAAGGTGACTATGCTATTGTTACTTGGAACACAGAAAACCAAATGTGGTACAAGAACTCCGATAATGCATGGGTTAAAGTAGGTTCAACTACTAACACAGGATTTGGTTCACTAGGTAGTGTTGCAACATTTACTTCAGATTGTTGGGCAACTAGTTGGCCAGTAGTACAAGGTACTAAGACAAATCCAAGTATCACAGGTACTCCAGCAATTAAGATTAACGGCCAGACTGTTACATATTCAACATCATTTGGTGGAACAGATGTACAGAACATGGCGGCATCAATTAACGCGGCAAACATTGACGGCGTTGGTGCTAAAGCAACATCAACTGGTAGATTAGAAATTTACACAGATGGTACAGCAGGCGGTAACACTGACTCAACTGTAGACGGTGCATTGGTATTAGCAGATGTTGGTTCAGATGCATTACTAAACACACTAGGTTTAGAGCCAGGATACAAGCCAGGCATTACATTACAAATTAGTAAGCACAGTAAGGTTCCTACTTGGAGAACTAACGATACACAAACTATTGACGGTTCAACAGTAAGTTCAAGACGCCCAACAGGTAGTGTATGGGTTAAAACTACTGAACCTAACTTAGGTGCATTGTACCTAGTTAAGCAATGGAACGAATCAGCAGGTGCGTGGTCAACTGTAAGTGCTCCAATTTATGCTACACGTGAAGAAGCAGATAAAGGCTTAGACAGTGTAGGCGGCGGTGAAAACATTGCTGTTGGTTCACTAATGGTTGTTAGTAATGCTTCAGATGCTGACAAGCCAGTTGCTAACTTTAAATTATATCGTAGACAGGCTGTTTCTCCAACTACAGCAGTTGGTAATACTACTTCAGGAACTATTGGTTCAACAGGTGGTACATTTGAAATGGCTGAAAGTGTACCAGGAAGTGATACACTAGCAACTACAAAAAATATTACAGTAAGTGGTACTGATGCAGATGCAGTTGCAAGTGCAATTTCAAGTGCAGGATTTACTTACATTAAAGCAGAAGTATTAACTACAGGTGCTTTACAAATTACACACAGCAAAGGTGGTGAAATCTACGCTAAAGATGGTACTTACGGACCGTTAGGTGCAATGGGTATTACAAGTGGTGTTAGTAACATTTACACTGCTCCAAGTGCAGGCGATTTTGCTACTGGTATTGTTATCAGTAACTGGAAAGCATTAAGTTACGAAGCAAGTGCAAGTGCTCCAACTAGCACACCAGCAGACGGTACATTATGGTATTCAACTGTATTAGACGAAGTTGACATCATGGTACACGATGGTGCTGTATGGAGAGGATACAACAACGTTTATCCTTATGCTTCAATTACAGTAGGTGCTACACAGCCTGATAGTGCTGTTGATCAAGATATTTGGGTAGATTCAGGTGATACTGAAACTTACGGACAAAACATTTACAAGTACGATGGTAACGCTCTAGAGTGGGTTGCTATTGATGTAAGTGACCAAACTACAGAAGATGGTATGTTGTTTGCAGACGCACGTTACGGTGTAACAGGCGCAACAGGCGACACAGCCGCAGACATTGAAGATTACTTAACTAGTGACTTTGTTGATCCTGACTCTCCAGATCCAGACTTATATCCAAGAGGTATGTTGTTATGGAATACTAGACGTTCAGGCTTTAACGTTAAGAAATTTGTAGCAGGTCATGTAGACATTAATGCTAACTCAGGACGCAATATTCGTTTCCAAGGTACAGGTGATACTTACACAGCAGGTTCTGCAGATGAATCAATGAGCGGTTACAAAACTAACCGTTGGGTTGGTTGGAACACTACTGCTGAAGATGGATCAGGACTATTTGGTCGCAAAGCACAACGCAAGACCGTAGTAGCCGCCCTTAAGAGCGAAATTGACACCAATCAAGATTTACGTGACGAGGAAACACGTAACTTTACACTATTAACTTGCCCAGGCTATGTTGAGTGTATTAGCAACCTAAATTCTCTAAACATTGATAGAGGTATTACAGGCTTTGTAATTGGTGATACTCCATTTAGACTAGGCTCAACTGCAACTGAACTATTAAACTATGGTTCTAACGCAAACAACGCTCTAGCAGATGGCGAAGATGGTGTTACATCATATGACGAGTATATGGGTATGTTTTATCCATCAGGTTACACAACAGACACAGTTGGAAACAACATTGTTGTTCCACCAAGTCACATGATGTTACGCACTATTGCACTAAGTGACGCAGTTTCTTATCCATGGTTTGCACCAGCAGGTACAAGACGTGGTGGTATTACAAACGCTTCAAGTGTAGGTTACATTGATAGTGAAGGTGAATTTAAGCCAGTTTCTTTAAACGAAGGTGTTAGAGATACAATGGCTAGTGTTAAAATTAACCCAATTACATTTATCACTGGTAGCGGACTTGTTAACTTTGGTCAATACACAAGAGCAAGAAATGCTTCAGCATTAGATAGAATTAACGTTGCACGTTTAACAGCATACTTAAGACGTCAACTAAGTCTACTTGCTAAGCCGTTCATGTTTGAGCCAAATGACAAGATTACAAGAGACGAAATTAAACAGGCTACAGAAAGCCTATTACTAGAATTGGTAGGTCAACGAGCACTTTACGACTTCCTAGTTGTGTGTGATGAAAGTAATAACACACCAAGTAGAATTGATCGTAACGAGTTGTACGTTGACATTGCTATTGAACCAGTTAAAGCAGTTGAATTTATCTACATTCCACTACGCTTAAAGAACACTGGTGAAATTGCAACTTTGGGCAATTCATAATGGTGATAAATAACTTTATACAAGGAGCAAAATAAAATGGCAATTTCAAGTTTATCAAGATTTACAGTGCCATTGGCTAGTGACCAGTCAGCAAGTTCGCAAGGTTTGTTGATGCCAAAATTAAAGTACCGATTCCGTGTTACTTTAGAAAACTTTGGAGCAGGATCACCAGTAGTGGAACTAACAAAACAGGTAATCGATGTAACTAGACCAAACGTTAACTTTGAATCTATTGCAATCGATGTTTACAACTCAAAGGTTTTCTATGCAGGTAAGCATACATGGCAACCTATCACATTAACTGTACGTGATGATGTTAACAATGCTGTTAACAAACTAGCAGGTGAGCAAATGCAGAAGCAGTTCGACTTCTTCGAGCAGAGTTCAGCGGCAAGTGGTATCGACTACAAGTTCAAAACTAGAATTGAAATTCTAGATGGTGGTAACGGCGCTAATGCTCCTCAAGTGCTTGAAACATTTGAACTAGTTGGATGCTTCATCCAAGACATTA